ATACTCTTCCCCTTTTTGGCAGAACTGAATTTGTTGGTAATAGTTTTCGTCGTCGGTATTATTTAGGGTGAACTTAGCATCATTTCCAGAGCTAATTGTGATTCTTCCAGTCAGCACCCCCCCCCCAGTGATAGGAACGTGCTTTTAGCAGTTGACCACAGTGTTCCTAACCCAGTGGCGTCGAGGTATTTTGCCATATTTAATTATTTTATTTTATTTTATTTTTTTTTTATTTGGAGCCTAGAAGAGTACATTCAAACTCTTCTAAACTATTATACTATCTATATCTGAATTTGTCATTAATATACTGCCACCATAAGCATAACCGGCAGCTATGTCCTCAGGAGCTAAACTCCAATCAGTAGCAATTCTTCCTTTTTCTATTTTTATATCTTTAATCCAAATCTTATTAGGTCCTTGAAATTCGATATCAAAAAATCCATTATAGGATGAAGGAGTATTGTATCTGTCTACATTTAGTATTGTAAATTTATGCTTTACGTAAGAAGTCGTTAAAGCAATATTATTATTTCCTTCGTTGTAATTAGCATCAGATCCATAATCACAGAGGTCTATATGAATAGTAGTGTCTGTTTCAGCTTTTGCCAAAAATGAAACTGTCCAATCACCTACCCAAGAATCAAACCCAATATTAGATATTCTTGATGTATAATGAGTTGATTGTGTGGCGTTTATTATGTATCCATTTATTGATGAGTCCTTGGTAATGCTGCTATCTCCACCACACATATCGGGACGCTGTTTGTAGTAATTCCGTCCTCCAAACTCGGTCTTTACGTGATAGAATTGATAAGAGTGCTCATTATCTACGGTATCACTATTGCTAACTTGAGAAATAATTGTATTATTTATATATCCATATCCATTGGCTATATAAGTATCAGAAGAGTCCCTAATAGTCCTCCAAGATTTTCCTGCTGATTGGGTCCTATAGTAGAGTTTTCCATTATCATATCCTTTAATCTGTATACTTTTGTTGACATAGTTATACATAGTAAAGACTGCAGAATATTCTACATTTGAAATATGAACTCTAGCGGCCCCAGCATCTAGGGATTGAGAAATATCTTCTGTACTAGATATAGAGGAACCGTAATTGCTCTCATAGTTCTTAAGATATCCAGATGGCCCTACTCCTCCTAAACTTGCGGAGTTAGATACACTAAGGTCAGCTTCTAGTTTAGCTCCCCCACCTGCTAATAGAACACTAGTATTGTCATATCCAGTTTTCTTAAATCCACTATTAGCTTCTATTGTTGAAGAATTATATTGAGCTCCAAATACTATAAACTTTTCATCTCTGCTATTTCTACTAAATGGGTTATAGCCTCCATTATAGTTTCCGACAATTACATGTTGCCCAGCTGGATTCAAGTATACATCTCCATATCCTATACCAGTTGCGACACAGTCAATCCAACCAAGGCCTTCTTTAACGCCAAAGGTGAGAGACCAAGTATCTGAGCCTCGCATTACCTTGAATTGAGTTCTGTGCTGAATATCTATTGGGCAACCTTCTTCAGAACAATAATATTTTTCTTCGGATACGTCCTGCCTAAAGGTATATTGTCCCCAACCGGTTCCTCCTATTGCAGATGAAGATGAATTTTTTGCAAGATATTCTGAATGGGAGTGTGAAGACGGAGTATATGTATCTGGTTTTCCAGAAACATTAGACCATGAAACACTATTTGCTGTTCCGGCTGTGGTTGCATAATTAACGCTCTGATCCCCAATATTGCCACTATGGATTAGAGGTTGATTTGCCCATGCTATTTTACCATCACTTCTAAGACCTAATCTTCCAACAGATTTTCCCTGCCAATGAAAGGTAATGCTAGGACAATATTCCCAACCTGTCTGAGTCCCCATTACGGAGTTATATTCCCTGACTTCTATAGCCCCACCATACTCTGCACTAGTTGAAGATGCATAAGTAATAATTTTAGAACCTTTATCCATTCCTCCTCCAGCTAATGGTAGGTATGGATGGGAATGACTGGAAGCTGCACAATAACTAGACCAGTTTCCTTCAGTCAGTATTTTATTTCCGGCAAGATATCCGTCTCCGTCTCGTTCAATTCTAAATCTGTCCAGTGCATGAGTGTCGCTAGAATTCATTAGGGCTATAGCAAACCCTTTAGTATCTGATGATCCGTTTCTTATTTGGCCAACTCTCCACTCTTCATCATACCAGTTAAAACTTATTGAATTGGTAATTGCTGAGCCGCTTCCTGAGTTTGGGAGCCTAGCACTATCATCTGCTTTCCACAGCTGTATATAGTCGGATTTATGAGTTATATTATCGCTCTCATTTCCTTTTAAAATCCACTTTCCGGAATTAAACGTTTTTGCACCAGATACAGTCTGATCGGTTGATGTAGTTAGGTATGAGTCGTGGGAGTGTCCAGCCAGTGCGTATGTAGATTTTGATACTGCTCTAAGCTCATTATTACTATACCATCCAACGAGATAGGACATATCATCATAGGACAGTGTAGATTTTGAATAAGATGCATAAATATAGTGTCCGCTATTTCCAGAATCTCTTAGTCTAGTTGATGTAGTTATCGTTCCAGAAATATAGCTAGAGAAAGTTTTTGTGCCACCTATTGTCTGGTCTGAATAAGTATTTACTAGATCTTCAGGGGCCGGAAACCAAGTTTGTGATTTATTAGTTCCCCTTACTACAACTATATCCGACAGCGTTATTGTAGCATCGTAGGATCCTTCGAAATCGACAAAACCATACCTAGAAGAATTAGAATCAGAAGCTGTTCCGGTCCAAAATGTCCAGGATTTATTCTCTGAGACATCAAAATTCCCTGCACTTATGTCATTTATATTTACATTTACAGTGCTTCCAGAAACATAATCAGCAACTTTGTACCAAAATGATATACTATAGTATCCAAATTTTCCCTCAGATTTATAGGGATCTAAGCTATAATTATTTCCTCCAGAGAAAGTAATTCTATTTAGTGTTCCTGAGACGAGAATTACTCCAGGAGTCCACCTAAAACCAGATACACTAGAGTTATATACGTTCCTTGCTATTAAATTCCTAAGACCACAAGTAGTATAGTAATCGCCGTGGTTTCCATCCAATAGGTCTGCGTCTAATCCACTACCAGAACCATCGTTACCAGTGCTAAAATAGACAGTACTATCTACGCTTCCATCTGCTTTTAAGAATTGAGAACTAGTACCATTTACTTTTACAAATGAGTTAGCTCCTATAATTCCGTTTACGTGTAGAAGATATGATGGAGATGTTGTTCCAATTCCAACTTTTCCATCACCAGTTATTCGGGCTCTTTCCTGCCTAGTATTGCTTCCTGTACAAAAAGAGACCCCATCATATCCATTAATGCTTAATCCATCTGCCGTACCACCACTATGATCATATGCTAAGATTGAGCAATTATATTTAGCTGATGATGCATATCCATTTCTAAAATAAATACCTGTTTCTGGATTAGCAGTAGCATTAAGCTGTAGACTAGAACAAGTAAATGAGGTATCTAATCTATTTAAATTGCCCTCATGAAAAATAGCTTTCTTGGCTGATGAAAAGTATAATTCTCCCCCAGCAGGTAATAATACAAGATTACCAGGAGAAGTTATATTTAGTCCCTTGGTTTGTATATATCCATAATTATCATCAGTAACACCAATAGCCACAGTCATCGTGTTACTTGATCGACCAACTTCAAACGGGCCAGAGTGTTGATAAGTAGTCCAGTCCGCTAAGTTTCCCGTTAAGTCCGCTTTGATCCTGACTTGACCAGATATAACCCCCCCCCCTTTAGAGTAGAATTTATCCTTAGCTGCAGTCCAAAGTTGAGTCAAACCGGTCGCGTCAAGATATTTTGCCATGAGTTCTAAAATAAGTTTTCTAGCATGCTTTGGAAGGTTTTTTGTACTTCCTCCCTCGCATCCTTGGTTATATTTTGTGTTGCCTGCATAGTTCTTGTATAGCCGGAGTTTGTTCCATATTCTTCTCCAGCATCACAAGAAAGTTTAAGTGAGTAGCAGGCAGACGAAAGACTATCCCAGCAGTCCTTACTACCAACACCATTATTAACATCGAATAAAGTTGGATTCTGTGTAGCTCTCTTTGGATGGTCTATTTTTACTTTTCCTGTATTTGTATGAGCGTATCGTAGATCATAAGCTTCTCGTTGTAGTCGCTTATTTTCTGGTATTTTTATTAGCTCATTATTTATCAAGTTTTTCAGATATAGAGCAGGTTCACTTGGACTATTGTCGGTAGAAATATACTGTGTTGGTATATTTTCTCTTTCTAAGTCCTGGAGAATCTGTTTTGAGTATGCCTGGTCAGCTGATACTATTACATTCCAATATTTTCTCAACTCTAATATTAAGTCTTCAAAATGGAACAGGCTAGTTTGTTGGCCATCTTTTCTTCCAACTGCCACACAAAATAGACACCTAACCTTCGGCATCTTAACCATATTTACAACTTCCCAGCCATCAAAACATACTGCACTTACGCTAGCCATATCTGAAGTAGTAGCTAAGTCAAGTCCTACCCATATTGTGCTTCTTAACGGACAAAGACCCATGGCAGGTTTTATTTTGTCATAGAGCCTGTCAGTTTTATCATAGAAGTCGACAGTTAAGATCTCTGGCACACGGTTTATATAGTTCTTCATACAGTTAACCATATGAGAAATATTACCACCAAAGAATGCGTCAGATGAAGTTGTTGTTCTTCCGCCCTTATCCATAATCAACTTATTTAGGTCGATTATGGCTTCTTGTTTTAGCTGGACTGGAACATTTAAAACTCTATCTGGGTCTTGATCGTCGGCCAGTCTATAATCTGATGGCAGAATACAAGGTGGATATTTTCCATCGCCAATATAAACGGGGAAAGTCTGACCGTTGCTCTCTTTATATGATGATTGCTTAACTTCCCAGTGGCTAGGTGATGAGGTGTATGTATAGTTTGGATCTGAGTTTTCTAAGAACCACTCTGTCGGACCATTATCACCAGCAGCCGAGGAGTCAAGAATAAATGCTCCTACTTTTTGAAGCGCATCTTTATTAAAACGAGAACTAAAACGTCCTAATGCTGTTGCTGCGACACTTCTGGTCTTTTCATCGTTAGTAGGCCAGAAGTTAATTTCGCCTAAAAGATAATACAGAACGTCGGAACCTAGACCAGCAGCACCTCGAGGACCAGAAGTGATTAATTTGAACTTAAAGGCCGTTGGTTTATTATTTCTAAAATACGGCGAGTAAGTCATTATATCTTCTGTAAACCACTTCTTAAACTCCATAGACGCTGTTTGTTCTGAGCGGTGCATGATAACTGCGCTAAATGGTTTCGGTGCCAATCCTAGAGTTAGACTGGGATTTTTCATGCACAATAGTCGGTGATAAGTCATTGCAAGCATCAACCTGCTCACAGTTGACTTACCAATACCAATTGCCCCAGTTAGAACTAGGTACCAAGCGGAAGATGAAATTCTGTCTGGGTATATCTTTTTTAGTTCTCCCTTCCAGAAATCATACAAACTTCTACCCTCATTAAAAAAGTGTTCGTTTCCAAGATAGTATGTATCACTATATAACTGTTCTACACTAACTGGAACCGTATTATATCCATTAACATAACAAAATAAGACTTCCCTATCCTTTTCCGATAGACCAGCAAGATATTTTTCCAGATTTGCTTTGTTTACATCTGGCATATTAGCTGGATTGATAGGAAGAGTGGGATCGTCTCCATGTCCAATAAAACTATTACTCATTTTCTGATTCCTCCCACGTAATTATTTCTTCCCACCTATCATCTTCAGTAGCGACAGGCTTTGATTCTCTGTCAGGAAAATATTTTTGTGTATTTTGTAAATTTCCGTTTATTATTATGTCTCTTAGTCCTTCCAACATCACAGATCTTTTAGTAACTGTATACGGAATAACAATGAGAACATACCCTTTATATCCACAGAAAGTGTTTAATATTTGGTCCCTTTTAACTTGTTTGATATATACTTCAGCACTTCCCTCTCCATGGCTTGTAAATTTTGAGCTTTCTTTATAATGTTGCTCTCCATTATACTCTATTATGTACTTTAGGCCATTATACTCTAAATAAAAATCAACCTTCAATCCAGTGGTTCGTACTTTATATAGATCCGGAACTTCATCAACTGTAAATAGCTTTTGTTTTTGAAAATCTAGGTTTAGTTCTAATAAACACTCTTCAACAAGTGCTTCGCCAACTGAACAAATCTTCTCAACTGTATGATGATCTCTAAGTTTGCTAGGAAGTACCCAAATCTCTTCGCCAGTCAATCTATTTTTAACTAGGACTTTTTTATCCTTGCCTATATATTCACTAACCAACTCATAATCTGGCTGATATTTCTTTAATCGCTCTTCAAAAGTTTTTCTGGCCTTTTCTCTAAATTCTTTGCCCATCTCGGTTCTTGAACACTTAGGACATGCGGGACCAGATTTTTTATGAAGAACCCGACCTGGTGCAGTAGAGAAAGTTAAATCACACTTTGGGCAGTATATTTTTAGCTCGTCTCTCCAGCTAATGAATTCAGTATCAGAGTACACATATACGTCTCCATACTTTTTAATGGCTCTACGTATAAATGTCTTTGTCTGATCTGATTTCTCACTATAATATTTTTCTATGATTTCTTCTATTTCAGAATCACTTAAATCTAATCGATAACTTACTTCTATCATAATTCCTCCATATTTCCTCCATCATTTATTTGAGAGAGCTGCTACTAAGACGGTCCATTTCTTTTCACAGTCTCTCGGGTAAAATAAAGACAAGTGGAGGAAATTTACCTGTCTTCATCTCTAGCTCTTAAGGCGATACATTCAAATCATCCTTAAGACAATTATAAAGCCTGGGAGGAGTATATTTCAACCCCTTCCCAGACAAAAATAATTAAACAAGGGCTTCATTAATCTCCTGACTGCTAATATTGGTCGGCATATCATCCTTCTCAACGGAATCAACTCTTAGTCTACCATTAACAATCTCGAAGCCTTTTAAAACTTTTCCTTCTTCTGCCGTAATTGTCCAGTCTAGATCCTCGATGGCTTCCTGAACGGCTCTAATTTGTGTCGAGATATCACCACCAGTCGGAGTACCAACAGATTCTTCCAGTGTATCTAGTCTCTTTAATACACCATCCTTTGAACCAGCCACATTAGGGTCTTCAA